TTTGTTCCATTAAAAGATGAAGTTCCACCAGTGCTTCGTGAAGCAGGAGCAGCGCCTATTGTTACGGTATATCCTGTTCCAGGTGTAACTGTAAACTGACCTGTGTAATTTACTCCAGGTTGACCTCCACCGCCGTTTTGCGAAGAACTTGAGTCACCGCCTCCGCCACCTGCACCAACAATTTGAACCCAAGCCTTTGTAACACCTGTAGGTGCAGTCCAAGTTCCTGATGATGTAAATACTTGCTCGTTAAGTGCAGGACCAGTTGGTCCTGCTGCCCAAGTTAATCCTGTAGATGCTGTAGAGGAGGCTGTTAATACGTAAGTATCTGTTCCAACACCTAAACGAGTAACAGCACCAGCACCAGTGGCAACAATTAAATCGCCTTTAGTAGTTACTGTTGAAGAAGAGATAGCAGTAGGAATAGCAAATGGAACGAAGGTAATAATCTCAACTGTATCTCCTGCAACGAGTGCAGTAAGAGATGAGATTGTTGCGCCATCAGTTCCTGTGTAGTCCTGACCACGAACTAGAAGAGCACCATTGAGGTAAACCTCTTCTTTACCAGCAAGGTATGAAAGAGTAGAGCCGTTAGCATCGTCTCCTGAAAGAGAGGTCTCTCCACCTGCTGCTACGAAGCGGTAGCGGCTGACTGTAGACGCTACACCGTTAACGCTTGAAATTGACATTAGGCGATTTCACTTCCGAATGCTGAGAATGAAAGGTTTGCGCTTGACGCATAAACTTGAATCTTGTCACCAGTTGCTAGGGTAATTCCTAGTGTGAGTGCTGTTGTATCTGAGGCAGCAACTGTTGCGCCGTAGATAATCCAGTGCTTTGCTGCAGTTGAGTTGTCTGCTGAAGGGCGAACCGCAATACGGTAAGTCGCAGCAGAGGCTGTCTGATTGCAAATAGTAAGTGTAGAGACCACAGTAGATGTTGAAGATGGGGCTGTGTATAGTGTTGTCTCTGTTGTGGCTGATGGGTTCAATTGACCCAAAACTTTATAAGCGGTTGCCATGGGACTCCTTAAAGGTGGTAACTAAATTATGGACTATGAAAGGCTTTCTGTAGGGTTAAAACACTCTTTATTACGAGTAGCCAGGGCTGGATTTACCCATATCTGGTCTTCCATTTTAGCGCCCCATTCGTGAGATGTATCAACCAACACAAACCCATGAGAGCGCATAAATTCAGCTACCTTATCCCCAGTTATATGTTCGGGGTGTAGTTGTATGCTCTCTGTTTCTATGTGAAATATCTTTACATCTTTTAGGCGCTCACCAAAGCCTTGAAGCACTTGCCAGCTATATCCTTCTGTATCTATCTTTACTACATCAACTACCCCAGATTCTCCCACTTTAACAAGTAAGGTATCTAGACGGCTGGTAGGAACTGTAATCTCTTGGGTCTTACCAACGAAGTATGCTGCTGGCGGGTCAATAGAAGTATCTTTACTAAATACAGAAGAGGTACCTAAGATTTCAATGTTGTTATCAGTGACTTGATTGAAAGTAATTTCACCATCTTTATCTGTTACAGCGCATTGATATATGTGCATCCATGGGTATTTGCTTTTAGTAAGCTCATAGCATTTAGGGTTAGCATCAACTGCTACTACTTTTGTGCCCTGTAACTCCTTGTATAGATAATGAGCGTCATCTCCATCACGAGTACCTATATCAATAATGAGAGGCGCTTTAGAGCCAAAATATTTACGATAGTTAGTGACTACTGGTTCTAATGGGTTAATATTATCTGGAGTATCATCAATAGTATTGAGGTTATTATGAATGGCGGTTCTATATACATAGTGAATATCTTCTTTTAATAGTTCTTTTAATATCTCTATGGATTCATCTTTACGACCTACCCACCAACCACTTACAGCCTTTTCAAAGCGCAAACCATACTCACCTGGATAGTCCACCCATATAGGTAGAGGACCATGTTTAAAGGCGCTAAATGATAGTCCCACTTCCGCCATTGAATAGGACTCTTGCCATTTTTGATTACGTTCATACCAGCGGGAGAGAAGGAACCACGCTTCAGGGCGAGAAGGAAGATAAGCAATAGCCTTTAAATACAAGTTAACTACTGTGGCTTCTCTATGCTTTTGATTTGAAAAACATTGAGCTGATTTTAATAATGAGGCGTACACATGTTCTGGATGGGAGTAGTAACCATACTCAGCAGTTCGTAAGTAGAAAGAAACAGCTGCAGCTGTCTGACCTATATCCTCATACTCAGTTGCTATATTAAGGCTCAATATTGGATTAAAAGGGTCATTAGATAAAGATATAATAAGGCTATTAATGCGGTTATACATTAAGCGCCTCTTCAATCATAGAGTCTACGATGTTAGATGGAACTTCTAAGACAAAGGCAGCATTGTCTTGAAAGCCAAATGAAATCAATAGATTTTTATTATGCACAGCTGCTCCGCAAGCAAACTCAATTTGACCATCTAAGAAGGACCAAGACTCTGGTGAGATACCAATTAGATTAAACTCTGTATCCCACACACATAACCTATGGCGGTAAGTACCATTTTTTTGCTTTAAATAATTTTTAAATAATACAACCTCATGTGTAACAGCAATATAGTAATCTCCCCAACGCACTAGTTGAGAGCCACCTCGCTGGTCAGCATTAACTACCTTTCCTGGTGTTACTGAAACCTGTTCACAAATAGGCTCATTTGGGTTAGCCTTTACCAGCTCTGTAGGGGAGGTCCATTTAATATAATGAAAGTATTTATCAAGAACAGGCATCCAATTTTTCTCACAATATGAGTTTTCATCTATAGGCGCTGGTATACGAACTCTTTTAACCTCTTTAGCAGTCCACGCCTTTTTATCAATCTTAAGTTCTGATAGCTCCATACGGCCTTGACCATTGGTAGTTGTATCTCTACGAACACCTGTGGCGTAGTATTTTTTGCCCCATTTAACAAGGCGAGCATCTTCTTCCCCTACAAATGTCCATATAGGTTTTACATCTAATTTAGTAGTATCAATAGGGCAGTAATTAATTATGTTTAAATTTTCATCAAGGCGCAGAAGAAAGTTATCTGTTACAAGACGCTGGTCTTCTTCTGGATGTAGATAAGAAAGTGGCCCCCAAATACTGGGAAAACGTTGATTATTTTCAGAGTGATATAAAGTGTAATTTATATGGCGCAAAATACATAGGATGTCACCATCTTCATCTATAAAGATAGATGGGTTCATTAAACCTGTACCGTTAGTTGCTTCTGCGGGAATTATAAGGGGTCTTAATTTACCGCCATTTTGTACCGATTTTTGAACCAAATTCATACACGTACTTTACACTACTTTTCTACATTCCACCTAACATTAGAACTGTAGGAGTGGCGTCAGAAGCTGCTGCAGCCCATTGTGTTCCTGAACCAGTAGATGTAAGAACTTGTCCACTACTTCCTGTTGCACCACCTGATGTAAGAGTTCCAGTAATAGTGAGATTAGAAACGGTTGGACTAGTGCCAAATACCAGAGAACCAGAACCAGTCTCATCTGTTAAAGCTGTTGCAAGATTGGCAGAAGATGGAGTTGTAAGAAATCCTTGAACACCAGTTCCTAGAGCAAAAGCAAATCCACCTTGAACACCTTGTGTTCCTTGTGTACCTGTGGCTCCTTGAGTTCCTGTAGAACCCTGAGCACCTGTAGTACCCGTTGTACCTTGAGTTCCTTGAGAACCTGTTGTTCCTGTAGTTCCTTGGGCTCCCGTTGTACCTTGAGCTCCAGTTGCACCCTGAGTACCAGTTGTACCTTGTGGGCTTTGAATACCTTGAGTACCTTGTGTGCCCTGTGTTCCCTGTGCACCAGTATTGCCCTGTGTGCCAGTTGCGCCTTGAGTTCCTGTAATTCCTTGACGGCCCTGTACACCTTGTGTACCTTGGGCACCAGTTGTACCTTGAACTGTTGGAACATTTACATCAATAGTATTTGCGCCCGAATTATATGTAAAAGTTATGTTTGTATG